TCAGTACAGGCACCAATTGTTGTACCAGGCGATGTTCAAGAACTACAGTTGGGTGGAGATGCAATCATCCGCACCAACTCACCAGCAGGTGTGCGCCGTGTAGATTTAAATATCCCAGCAGGTGCATTCACTGAGCAACAAGTATTACTTAATGAGTTGCGTACTGGAACACGTTATCCAGAGTCAAGAACTGGAAACATTGATGCATCAATAGTCACGGGACAAGGCGTGCAAGCGCTTATGGGTGGCTTTGATACACAGGTTAAATCAGCACAAGCAATCTTTGCTTCTGCTCTTAAAGATGTTATCTCTGTCTGTTTTGAGATGGACGAGAAATTATTTAACTTTACAAAAACAATTCGTGGTGTTGATGCTGGTTCTCCTTACTCACTTGAGTACACACCAGCAAAAGATATTAAGAATGACTATTCAGCCGATGTTCGCTATGGCATGCTTGCTGGCCTTAATCCAGCGCAGGGACTTATCTTCATGCTACAAGCACTTGGCGGTAAATTAATATCTAAAGACATGGCTATGCGTGAGTTACCATTTGGTATTAACGTAACCCAAGAACAAGAGAAAATTGAAGTTGAAGAAATGCGTAATGCATTAGTAGGCTCGCTACAGGCATACACTCAAGCAATTCCACAACTAGCAGCATCAGGCGGGGACGCATCTGATATCGTGAAAAAAATCGCACAAGTAATTAAAGCCCGTCAAAAGGGTGTTTCAATTGAAGATGCGATTGAAGATATCTTTACCCCAGAATTACCTCCTGCTGGTACCGAACAAATGGTTGAGCAAACGTCCCCTGCTCCCGCAGGTCCAGTAGGAGGTCTACCTTCACAACCTCCACAAGGCGGTGGGTTACAAAGTCTTTTATCTAGCCTAAGTGCAGGCGGTAAAGCAAATGCTAGTGCTAGGACAGTAGTAAGAAGATAACTAAGGTGGGGGACAATGACAGCAATAGTTGGAATACAAGGTAAAGGCTGGGCTGTTCTAGCCGCAGATACTGTAACTTCATATCAAGATAGACCTTACATAGCCAAGGGGTATGACAAGGTAGTTAAGATTGGTGAGTATCTAATTGCAGTTGCAGGTGATGCAATTGTGGGAGATATTCTTAATAACTTATGGCAACCACCTAAAGTAATTAAGACTCAAGACCCAGATAGATTTATGATGATTAGAGTATTACCATCTATGAAACAAACCATAACAGATGGTGGATACGACCCAGCACCTAAAACAAAGAACGATGATGATTCTGGTTGGGATGCATTAGTTTGTTTTAATGGAAGAATATATCAAGTTAGCGATGACTATGGATATATGCGAGATGACAAAGGTTTATATGCAATAGGTTCTGGTGGAACCTTAGCCCTTGGTGCATTGGCAGCATTAGAATCTGAAACTAAAACTCACGCTAAAGCATCTGGTGCAGCAAAGAAAGCAATCAATATAGCAATTCAATATAACCTGTGGTGCGGTGGTACTGCAAATGTTAAAACACAATTTACTAAGTAGGAGATATTATGTCAATGATGGAGCAAGGTGGATATAGAAAACCGAATAACCCAGCCCCAGTATCAGGCCCTGGCTCTCTTAGTCAACGCACTGATGGGGGTCCAACCCAACCTGCAACCTACATGTCAGGACTACCATACGGACAGGGACAACAGAATTACGACAATCAAGTAGCAGCACCTATGGCTGGTAATCCAATACCACAAGGTTCTTTTGAAGACTTAACACCATTGCTTGCTCCAACTACTCGCAAAGATGAAGTAATTACTAGTGGTGTAGATATTGGTGATGGACCTGGTTCAATTGCATTAGGAAGAATTCCAAATCAAGAACCAACTATTAAAGACATTGCTAGAAATCTTACACAGTATGATGTTTCAGGCGATTCCGAAATGTTGTTTCGCATGTTAGATGATGCTGGGTATTAATGGCTGAAATAAAATTAGACCCTATTTTAGGTGAACTAAGTCCTAATATTTTTAAAGCAGCCCAAGAGGCTGGCCTACCTGCTTCTCAACAAACACAACTTAATCAGTTGGCCTATGCCAGAAAAGAAGCAAAAAGATTATTACAACTTAGTGAGGAAAGCGGACGTAAAGAGTTTCTTGAGTTTGACCCAATGGTTCAAGATAATATTAGATATCTTTATTCTAAAGAAAAACGATTTGCTCCTGAGTTAAGCCCACTTGGTAGAGGAATACAGGCTGTTGTTGGCGCTGGTAGTGTTACTGCTAAAGTTTTATTCAGCCCAATTATTGCTGGATTTACAGCAGCGGACAAATACTATAAAACTTTAAATACTCCATACCAAGTTGAACAACAAGCCGAACAACGTATGGGTTCAAGATTTAGTAAAAAACTTATCACTGAAGCATTTGATGGAAAAAATTCTTGGAGATGGGATAAAATCTCTGAGTATGAAGCCAAGCATGGTAAAGCATTAGTAACTTTAATTCGTGGCGTAACTGAAGGTAGAACTCCTGGAGAGTCAATTGACCTTTATGGAACAGCAGATGAAAGTATGGTTAAGGCAATTCAGTTCATGGGTGATGAGCCTGAACAGTTTAATGAGTTGTTAAAAGAAATCAAAACTTTTGCCCAGGTTTCTCCAGGTAGAGATAAAGTTGGCAGTATGTTAAAAGCCGACCCAGAAGTTAATCAAAGTTATTGGGCAACTAAATTACTTAAAAAAGTTGGTATTGATTTAACTGATAAAAAAACACGTACTCAAGTTGCCAGTTTAGTATCTGGTCCTATAGATGCTACATATCAAATAGGTATTGACCCACTTACATACACTGGTGTTGGTCCAATAATTAGAGGTGCTCGTGCCATTGGTAGGGGTGTTGCTGGTATTCCAGAGGCAGTTCTTCGTTTTGGTGGAATTAAAAGTCGTGGTGAAAAACTTGCCGACCAATTTGTTTTTTTATCTGAGCGTGGCAATATCGAGGGTGGCGTAGATTTTGTTTTTAAACAAGCCGATGTTATTAAGTTATGGGATGAGCAACTAGGTAAAGTAGTTAAGAACTATGCAGATGCAGAAGGTCCAGTTGCCAAGGGACTTGTATATAAGCAAATACGTATTGACTTTCCAGACTGGGCTAATCTTGAAGTTGTTAAAAAATTAGCAAAAGAAGAAGTCTTTGATGCAGCCTCTGCAAAAAGATTTTTCACAGACCATGAAGATATGGGATTGTTATTATCTGGCCGTGTAGATAATCTTAATTTCCGCAGGAATGGAATTCCCGTAGCAAGAAATTTTAGAAGTCTTACCTCTGCATCCCATAAAGTTATTGATGCTATCTTTAATCCTAACCCTAAGAATTTAAATGTACAGTCTTACCTAGAAAAGGGTGAGAAAGATTTATCAACAGTTTTAGATGTATTAAAAAAGGTTGCTGATGATGGTGAGAATTTAGTTAACCCAGCGATTAAAGATATTATTGAATTACAAACAGACATTTCTAAAACACGTAAGATGATGAAGAAAATGTCAGTTGGACTTACTCGCAGCCCTGGCCGTATTCTGTATGGTGAAGATGCAATTAAAACAGAGTCAGATGTTAGAAATTTAGCAATGCTTGCTTTGGGTAAAAAAGATACTGCCTATGCATTTACAGAGCAGTTCTTAACTGAGAGTCCAGAGATACAACTTACGATGATTCGTAACCTATACGCAGCGGTTATGATGAGAAGCGGAATGCTTGGTTCACCTAAGGGACAGACAATTGCAGATGAAATCCTTGCTGCAACCTTTAATGAAACTGGTATGTTCTCGACAGTAAAGTCCCAGATACCACTTGACCTAGTTGGAACATTACACCCAGCATTGATTAGACGTGAAGGCGAAGACTTCTTTCAGGCATCTAAGGGAATTGTTCAACCATCACAGGTTGCCAGAAGTATTGCACCGCTACCATATGATTTAATTTACCAAACAGCAGCAAGTTCAAGATTATCTGAAAAAGTAAATACTATTAATCTTATTGGCGGAGCCACAAGAAATAAGTTTACAAAATTTTATACAGATTTCTGGACAAACAATACTCTTTTCCCACGTCTTGGAATACGAAGCAGCGTTGATGAAGCATTCTTTGGTTTTCTTACACAAAGCACCGCTGCATTACGTTCATTTGTATTTGGTGGTCGTGCAGGTCGTTCAACACTTGAGGCTACTACTGCGTCTAAAACAACTCAGGGTATGTACAAGCGTGGGTTTTACAAAATATTTCCATCAAAGGACCCAACTCAGAAGTTGGATAATCAAGAACGTTTAAATATTTTAGAAGATACCCGTGCCAAGTTATCAAAACAATATGGGTATGAGGTTGCTCTTGCTGATGTAGCGCATCAAGCAATTAGAGAAGAAACTTTATTACGAGTTCAAGACCTATATGCTGGCAAAATGGGACCAGCAACTATGGATACTATAACCCGTTTAATGAAATATAGCCCAAATGTTCTAGACTCAATGGGTAATTCAGTTGCTGCTCGCAGTATGATGACTGGAAAGATTGACATTGAGTATGTAGATTCAGTTTTTGTTAGCAGTAATTTAACTAAAGCAATTAAAGAAGCAGGACTTGCTCTAGGTAAAAAATATCGTGCTATAGATATTAACAAAATGACAACAAAGCAAATTGCTCTTGCACATTTTGATAACTGGAATATCCGTTTTTCCTATAACAGCGAAAAAATTGCCAATGGTGCGGTAGTAAATCCAGTAAATGCTTTCTATAGATACAAAGCATTAAAGACTAATGATGATTTTATCAATGCACGCCACAGCATTCTTAAAGATGTGGGTGTTGAGAGAGTTCCAAAAGGTTTTAACGATGATTACATTGTTGCAAGTGGAACAAAGTTAGACGGATTCTTATCTTTGTTTAGCACAACTGTGTTATACCGCCAACGTGGTATTCCAGATGTGCAGATTGCCCGTATCCACGTAGAAAATATGCTAATGGATATGCGAAATACTTTCCATGGTGGTCCAACTAACTACAATGAAAAATTATTTGAAGCAGTTAAAGCGGCAAAATCAACAATCGAAACAAATGCAAGTGGACCACAAATAAACCTTAAGGCAATTGCTGGTGGCAATGCGGGCAAGGGAACACCACTTGGCGATGCAAAAGATATTGCTATGCGCTCAGAATCAGATGCCGCAATAGTTGAACTTGTTGATGTAAATACTCAAAAAAATATAACAAAAGCAAATCCAGAAGGTATTGGTAAAACTTCAAGCGAGACAAGTTTATTAAGACTTGGACCAGCAACATCTAATTTGTCTGGTAAAACAATTATGCTTGCAAGAAATGGTAAATTAGCAGGTAAAGAACTACGTCCAGAAACTATTAAAAGTATTACCGATGCAAATGCAGCAGGTGCTAGATTTATTGTAGGTGATATGCCAAATGTTGACAGTCAATTTATTGATTTATTAAATAAAATTAATGCTGAATATATTGTTTATCATACAGGCAATAAATCACGTATTAATATAATACCAAGAGTTAGCGAAACTGTAAAAGATGCATGGAGTAAAGCCTCTGCTGAAATAGATTTTACTAGATTTGAAGACCTGACTCAAGGGTATCAACCAGGAACAAATCTACAAACACGTTTATATAATCTTGGTCCAGAAAAAGATATGAAGATATTTGAAGAAGAGGCTGGATTTAACCACCTTTATTCTAAATGGCAAAACTGGACAATGGATGTTATGGATGCAACCGTAACTGGTATCTATCGTCAGCCTATGTTGCTGCTATTTACAGAGAGAGCGCTTAAAGATTTAAAGCCATACGAAAAAGTATTTAAAGACCGATATGTTAGAAATGCAATTGAAGAAAATCCACTACTTAGCAAGGGTATTGCTGAAGCCCGTGGAAAAGAACATGCTGAAAGACAAGTTACTAATCTAGCACTTACACGTGCTACTGAAGAACTGTTAGAGTTTGTAGATAACCCATCGGTTAGAACTAATTTTGCTATCTCTATTCGTTCAGTAGGTAGATTCTATAGAGCAACTGAGGATTTCTACAGACGTGTATGGCGTTTATACACCAAGAAACCTTTGCAAAGTTTATATCGTCTTCGCCTGCTACATACAGGTCTTGAAGCATCTGGAGATGTTTACGAAGATGAAAAGGGCGATAAGTTTATTGTCTTCCCAACTGATTCAATTATCAATGGTGCGGTTGAACCAGTACTTAGAACCTTAACTGGCAACTCAACAATTAATATTCCATCATTTAATGAGTTTACTCTTAAGTTAAGATTACTTAACCCATCTTTCTCACCTGATGCAGGACAACCAGCCTTGGCTGGACCAATTGGTTCTGTTGGAGTTGTAATTTCTAGAGCGCTTTTAAGAGAGTTGCCATTTGTCCCTGCTCCAATTAAGGAACAGATACAGCCTTCAACTACTCAATTTGCAGAAAAGTTTGACTCAATAGCACTTGGTCAATTTGGCGATAGAATGACATTGAGAAGCGCTTTAGTGCCAATGTTTGCTGACAGTATATGGAGCACTCTTATGTCTACTGAATTGGACAGGCAAAAAGGAACTGCAATGTTGCAGGCTATTGCTTATGCCCAAGCATTTGGTAATGGACTGCCAACAAATGCAACAACTCAAGAAAAAGCAGATTATATTTCTAAGTTAAAAATTTCAACAAACAGCGTTATAGTTGCACGTAACATGCTTGGACAGATATCTCCAGGACAGCCAACATTAAAGGACTCTAAAGACTTACCAGGGTTCATGAAGAAAACTGGTATCACTACCTGGAAATCATCTTTCTACGATGTATACAATGGCCTACTACGTAATGCTGAAAATGAAGATACAGATGTATTTGATTTAGCCATTGCTACATGGGTTGGACAAAACCCAGGCAAGGTAATATATCTAGTGCCACGCAATACCAAAGAGTTTAAAGTTCTTATTAATACTACTGATGAAGTTAAAAATTGGTCAATTAAAAATAAGAAGTTTATTGATACTTATAAGGAAATAGGATATCTATTTGCACCTAAGGCTGGAGAATACAATCCAGATATATATGCTTGGATGCAATCTGAGGGACTGGTAGATATTCCAGAATTTGAAGACTATCTACAGAGTGTTCAGGTAGCAGAGGATAAACAAAAGTACTTTGCTATTGAAGATAACCTTAATGAAGCATTGAAAAAGAAATCAGTGTATGGAGATAGACGTCAATTAATTGATAAAGCAACACAAGAACGTACCGCTCTTTTGATATCTAACCCTTATCTTGACGCTGAGATTAGCGGTAAAGGAACCAATAGAGGAAATCTAAAGGTTATGTTTAAGACTCTGTCAGATGCAATTGCAGACCCTAAATCTCCAATTGATAAACAAACAAGGTCATCAATGAACCTTGCTATTCGCAACGTAGCAGACTTCTTGAATCTAGCCGAAGACCCAGAACTATCTAAGCGTTTTGACTTTAGTGAAATAAAGTCAAATAGAAAGCAACAAGTAGTTAAAATATTAACAGAACTTAGTAAGGTAAATCCAGAAGTAAAAGAAGCAAATAGAATTATATTTACTGGACTACTTAACTACTATTCAAGAGAATCAGTTATAGCAGGAATTGAGGGCAGGTAATATGGCAGATAGACGTGAATCATATCAAACAGGTGCTACTCAATCAAGTAATGCCCAGTTAATTAAGAACTACTTTGCTGAAGATACTGAGGGAAGATTAGAGATTGGTTTTGACAGAACTGGTCAAAGACGTATCATTACTGTTGCTGGACAAGACGGTGCCGCCTATCAACGTTTCCTTTATGTAACTCCTGATGGTAAAAACTTTGCCATTGCTGATTATAATCAAATTGTTCGTAATCTTAAAAAAGATGCTGGCGGTAATATAGAACAACTACGTAGTAGTCTATATGCTAAAGGTTATTTAACAGAAAAAGATTATGCAACAAAATCAGATATTGGTCTTAGCGATGCTATTCTAGATGCTGCTAATGACCAGAGTAGACAAATTGTAGAAACACTTTTATTTGACCCTAATGCTTCTGGTGATTTAAATAACTTTAATAATTGGCTTAACTCTATGCCTAATTACGCTAGTGGTGGACCCAGGGACCGTGCACAAGAGATAACTAAAGAAGACGCTAATCAAATGATTGATGCGTTTACAATAAACATGCTTGGCCGTGAGGCTACACCTGCTGAAAAAAAATCATTCTTTGATACAGTAAGTTTGGAAATGAAGAAGGCTGTTGTTAAACAAAAAACAGTTGGTGGCAAATTAGTTGAATCTGGTTCTTTATTAAACGATGAAGATTACTCACGTATACTAGCCGAAACTATTAAGCCAGCAGTTCGTGGTACTCCATTAGAGGCTATTGCCTCTGGTACTGGCACCATAGCACAAAGCATTACATCCTTAAAAGGTTATGCTGCTAACTATGGTATTAAGTTAAGTACTCAAGAAGCCCTTGATGAGGTATTGGGTGGGTTAACGCCAGGTGGAACTTTATCTACTGGTAAACTAGACCAGCAACAACAGAAGATTCGTAACATGGCTAAGAGTTTCTATACAAACCTAGGTGATTCAATTGACAATGGTGTAAGTATTAAAAACCTATCATCTCAATTTGCTAATTTAAAGTCTCAAGTTCTAGAGGTACCATCAGAATCTCTAGATGCCTTTGATAAGGATATTCAAATGGCATTAAGAAATAATGGCAAGCCTGGGGTTATGTCTACTACAGAGTTTGAAGTACTACTTCGCAATAAACCAGAGTGGGGAAAGACTAAGAATGCTAGAGATGAAGCAGCGGGATATGCAAACGATATTCTTAAGATGTTTGGATTGGTAGGCTAATGGCAACCAAAGCAGAAGTAGCAGCAGCAAAAGCAAAAGAAGCCGAACGTAAGGTTCAGGCAGCAGCGGCAGCGGCTCAAGCAAAAACAGCCAAAGAAAAACTTTCTACATTTGGAAGTCCAGCAGATATTGATTTTACTAAACAAGTAGCCCCTAGATTTTCTGCAATGTCTGAACTTGCTGGACGTATTGAAAAGAAAGCAGCAATTAGACCAGAGGTTTTAAAAGCACAAGGATTAACCCTTGAACAATTAAAAGAAAAAACTGCTGCAGTTCAAACAGGTGCTGCCCAATACACAACAAAGGCTGCGGGTATTACACAGGCTGAACAAGAGTTAGCAACAGCCGAAGGTTTAGTAACTCAGTATGCAACACCAATAGATATTCCAACAGAACAACCAGAGGATGATAAGGCTACTAGAGATGCTTTTGCCCTTCTTAAAGATACCTTTGCTCTGTATAATTTAAGTGAGTTAAGTCCAGTTATTGAAGGCTTTATGAAACAAGGACTAACCTCTAATGAAGCAATAATTGAATTACGTAAGAACAAAGTATATCAAACCCGCTTTGCTGGTAATACAACTAGAACTGCTGCAGGTCTTAATGCATTAAATGAGGCAGAGTATCTAGCCCTTGAGAATAGTTATTCAGAAACGCTTCGTGCTTATGGACAGCAAACGTTATTAGGTACAGATATGAAAACACGTCAGGCTAAAATGGCTACTATTATTGGCGCAGATATATCTCCTGTTGAATTTAAGGATAGAGTATCAACGGTAGTTACTCGTGTAGAGAATGCCGACCCATTAGTTAAGAGCACGCTACGTGACTTCTACAAAATTACAGATACAGATTTAGTTAGTTACTTTTTAAACCCAACAGAAAACCTACCTAAACTACAAGAGAAGGTTACTGCAGCAGAAATTGGTAGCGCAGCCCTTGCACAGGGTGGCCTTACAACTGACATGACTAGCGCAGAATCATTGGCTAAGTTTGGTGTAGACCTAGCAACAGCACGTAAGGGATACTCAACTATCTCTGAATTACTACCAACTGCTACTAAGTTATCACAAATTTATGATGAAGATAATATTCAATATAATCAAAAGGTTGCAGAGGAAGAAGTATTTAAGGGACTTGCTTCTGCTCAACGCAAGCGTACTCAATTAGCAGAAAAAGAAATAGCATCATTCCAGGGTTCATCTGGAGTAGGTGCAGCAGGACTGTCAACTACATACCTACGTAAAGGTTCTTCAGCAGGTCAGTTCTAAATAGATTCCCCACACGGATAGACCAGCCCCGTGGGGTGTATAAGTCTGGTAGCAAGAGCCAACCAATTTCCCCGAATTGACTTGTGGCTTGCGACTAATCAACGAATAGAAGGGTGGGTTGCTATGAGCAACAACTACTGGGATGAAGAAGACGAAGACCAAGATAACGACATCAATCTGCAAGGCGATGACTTAGTTAAGAAACTAAGAAAAGCCAAGCGTGCTGATGAGAAACGTATCAAGGAACTGACTGAGCAACTTGAGGGATTGTCCAAGGTGCAGCGTGAGAGAACCGTCAAAGAAGTCCTAGAAAAGAAGGGCGTTAATCTAAAGGCGCAACGCTTAATTATGAAAGACTTAGAAGACATTAGTGAAGAGTCAGTTAATTCTTGGCTTGACGAAAATGCTGATTTGTTTGGATTAAAAAGCGCAGAGTCTGCGAATCCTGAACAAGAACTTAATCGAGCAGCCTTAAGGCAGCAAGATGTTCTTACTCAGAACGCATTAACCCCTGAACGTACAGAGGATTTGGAAACAAAGATATCTAATGCACAATCTGCAGATGAAATTCTTGCCATCCTCCGTGCAAATCAATAATTAATCCATAGTAATTCTAATCACCTTGGAGGTGACAAATGCCTAATGCATACACAGGAGTAGGTTCGTCCACACTTGGAGGAACCGCTGGTGGTGCAGGTCTTGTCCAACAAGCATATGACCGCTTATTGGAGTTTGCTCTCCGTTCTGAACCACTAATTCGTTCAGTCGCAGATAAAACACCTGCCCGTCAATCAATTCCAGGCTCAACCGTAGTTCTACAGAAGTACGTTGACTTGGCACAAAAGACATCTACTCTGGCAGAAACAACTGACCCAGACGCAGTAGCACTGTCAACACCAACAACAGTTTCTATTACTCTTAACGAGTACGGTAACTCAGTGTTGGTAACACGTGCGTTGGAACTATTCAGCCTTGCTGATGTAGACCCAGCAATCGCAAACATTATCGCTTACAACCTAGCAGATTCTATCGATGCAGTAGCAATGGAGACATTGCGTGCTGGAACAAACGTAATCTACTCAGGTAATACAGCAACTACAACAGCAACATTAACAGCAGCAGGAACAGTTGACTCAGCAGATATCCGTAAGGCTATCGCTAAGTTACGTTCTGCTAAGGCTGTAGCACGCAAGGGTTCACTATACTGGGCTGGTATCCACCCAGAAGTATCACATGACCTACGTGCAGAGTCATCATCTGGCCAAGGCTGGCTACTTCCTAACCAATACGGTTCTTCACAGGACCGCATCTGGGCGGGAGAAATTGGTAACTACGAAGGTGCATTCTATATTGAGTCACCACGTCTTTACTCAGCCAAAGATGGTGCAGACCAATCAGCATTAGCAACAACAGTAACAACAGTTGCTGGAACATCAGCAGGATTTACTATTGGTGTTGCTACATCATCTGTTATTGCAACTCGTGCTGAAGTTGGCGACAAGATTGCTGCAACAGGTATTGCATCTGGTGCAAAGATTACTGCTATCTCAACAAGTGGTTCAACAACAACCATTACAGTTGACACAGCAAACACTGCAGCAGTTACAGCAGGAGCGACAGTAACCGTAACTCCTGTTACTCGTGTATTCCGTACAATTATTGCAGGCCAGCAAGCAATGGCACAAGCCGTTGCTGAAGAGCCACATGTAGTTATCGGACCAGTAGTTGACAAGTTAATGCGTCATCGCCCAATGGGTTGGTATGGCGTTCTTGGCTTTGCTCGCTACCGTGAAGAAGCACTGTATCGAATCGAATCAGGTTCATCAATCGCTGCTCTTTAGTAGCAATGAGGGGTGGGGTTTACGCCCTGCCCCTCTCTTAATAAAGGACTTAAATGACTACATATGTTTTTGATACACCAATAGTTAGAGAAGGTCCAGCGGGTGGACACCGCTTGTTTTACTTTTATAAGTTAAATCGTGGGATAACTATTATTCGTGATAATGGTGTATATAAGCAAGTACGCTACTTAGTAGATGAAGACTTACAGAATTACCAAGAGGTTTACCTTGGCGGCAGCCGTCATATAGTTGACGAAGATACCAAGACAAGATTAATTGCAGGCAATGTTGGAGTTACAGAGGCTAACTTCACAGCACAATAGGGGGCAGTATGGAATGCGACCACAAGAGTAAGGTTCTTGATTGGGCATATGAATTAAAAGATGGTCAGATGAATCAGTATGTATCCTTATATGGATGTACTGAGTGTGATGCTACATCACCTAAACCGTTTATAACTAAAGAAGAAGTTTTTCAAGCAGACCATAGCAACTGTGATGCTAATCCTTGCTTTGGATGTAAGGCTAAAGGATTACAATTGAGCACAGGTGATGCCAATGGCAGAGCATCTATGCCAATGCGTAAATGGGAAGGCGAACTAGAAGCCTATAGAAATGCCCGTAAACAAGGTATCCAGCCAGCAGGCACAACTATGGAAAAGATAGTTGCTGCAGAGAAAGCATCAGAGAATTTGGGTAGGGCTTACAATGCTGAGAAAGACCCAAATGCAAAACAAATAAACAAAAAAACCGCTAAAACAATCAACGAACTAGGAGCATAATATGCCAATGGTAGACGGAAAGAAGTTCCCTTACACAATGAAGGGCAAGGCTATGGCTAAGAAAGCAGCCAAGAAGTCAGATAAGAAGATGGTTATGAAGAAGATGACCATGAAGAAAATGGGTAAGAAGAAGTAATATGGCAATGCCAAGTAAAACACCAAAACCTAAACCTACTGTATTAAAAGGTAAGGCAGCAATTGATGCATATCAAAAATCAATATCTCCTAAAGGTATCGCAGCAGCCGAGGCTGCTGCTAAAAAAGCGATTGAGAAAAAATATCCAGGATTATTTATACCCGAAACTAAAATTTCACCACCTGGACGTAGAGGTAGATAATGAAAGCCAAAAAAGGAATGGGATTCAAAGCAGCCCAGAAGCAGATTGCAAAGAAGCAGGGAATATCTATGGCAGGTGCTGGCGCTATCTTGGCTGCGGGTGCGAGGAAAGCAAGTAGTGCTGCTAAGAAAAAGAATCCTAACTTATTAAAGGTTAAAGGTAAGAAAAAATAATGGCATCATCTGGTAGTTACAAACGCCATGATGGTTTTAATCCAGTTCAAATTAAGAATGGCCTAGTGGTTCGTGTTGGTAAAAACGGAATCATTAGGTCTATTCTTGGAAAGTACGGGGAGTATGGCAAAGAGTCCAGCGTGGACACGCAAAGAAGGTAAGAACCCTCAAGGTGGTTTGAACGCCAAAGGTAGGGCATCTGCTAGAGCACAAGGTATGAACCTTAAGGCACCAGTTAAGGCTGGTGAAGCCAAGAGGTCACCTAAGTCTGCTGCTAGACGTAAGTCTTTTTGTGGTCGTATGTGCGGTATGAAGGCTAAGTTAACCTCTGCCAAGACAGCAAGAGACCCCAACTCTAGAATTAATAAATCACTTCGTGCTTGGGATTGTAGTTGCAGATGAAGAAGAAAACTAAATCTAAAGTTAATGAGGCTGGTAACTATACAAAGCCTGGCATGAGAGCAGCATTGTTTAAGAAGATTAAGGCTGGTTCTAAGGGCGGAGACCCAGGAGAATGGTCAGCACGTAAGGCACAACTACTTGCTGTGCAATACAAGAAGGCTGGCGGGGGATATAAATAATGGCACTTGCTAAATCTCAAAAGTCTTTAAAGGATTGGACTAAACAGAAGTGGAAAACTTCTGATGGTAAACCATCTAAAGGTAAGAAAAGATATCTACCTGAGGCTGCTTGGGCAGCATTAAGTCCAGCAGAAAAAGCAGCAACCAATAAGGCTAAGGCTGCGGGTAATGCAAAAGGAAAGCAGTTTGTTAAACAACCAAAACCAATAGCCAAAAAAACATCTAAGTACAGATAAGGTAAATTATAGTGTCTACTCTAAACAATATGGTTGATGAAGTTCTTATTAACCTTGCTGGCTATACCCTACAGCAGGATAAGTCTACACATCTTACTGCAACACTAGCCACTACAACATCTACCATTGCCAGCCCCACAATTCTACAACTTGCAAGTACAGACCTTGGTAAGGGTACTATTGAAATTGGCGAAGAATTATTGTGGATTGATTCCTTTGACCGTATTTCTAATACAGCAACCGTATCTCCATATGGTCGTGGTTATCTGGGCACCACACCTTCTACCGCTGCTGCTGGGTCTAGGGTTGTTATTAGCCCAACCTTTCCACGCTACGTAGTAAAGCGTGCTATTAATGACACTATTCGTGCATTAGGCTCATCTATTTTTGCAGTTAAACAAACAACATTTACTTATAATGCAGCAGTTAGCACCTATGAATTAGAAAATTTAAATATTAGAAACATATTAACAATGCACTGGGAAAGCATTGGTCCATCTAAAGAATGGATTCGTGTTAAAAGATTTGACTTTGATGCACTACCAGAGATTACTACTTGGGGTGCTACATCGCAAACAGTAACCATTGGAGATATTATTACTCCTGGTAGAACTGTAAAGGTTGTATATGCAACTGAGCCAGCAGCATTATCTACCAACTCAGATGTATTTACAACAACAACTGGATTACCTGAGTCTGTTAGAGACGTGGTAGTTCTTGGCGCTGCGTATAGATTACTTACCTATCTTGACCCAGCCCGTGCTTCAATGGTTAGCCCGCAAGCAGATGAGACAGATGCTAAACGTCCATATGGTTCATCTGGAAATGCAACACGACAACTCTTTGCACTATACACACAACGCTTGGCAGAGGAAACAAAAGCACAACAGCAACAGTATCCAGCCAGAGTTCACTACAGCCGATAGGAACATAAATGACCACACGTAAATACTCATCCCGTTCGCAACAGACTACATTAACATCAACCATTACTGCTGGTGTTACCAGCATGGTAGTTGGTTCTGCTGTTTCACTTTTAGGTAATCAATCAATATCTGGCGGACAATCCTTTACAGTAGTAATTGACCCAGATACTGCGGTTGAGGAAATTGTAGATGTAACCGTAGTATCAGGTGATACGTTAACCATAACCCGTGGTATTGATAATGCTGGTTCTGGACAGCAACACTCTGCTGGTGCAGTAATTCGTCACATGGCAATTGGCCGTGACTACCGTGAAGCCAACCTACACATTGAAGCATCGGCTGCTTACAATGATGGAACTAGTACCCATGCTCTGCATGGTATTGCTTCGGATGAGGGTGATGTAGTAGGTACAGGCAAGAGTCAAACCCTTACAAACAAAACTTTAACATCTCCTATTATTACTAGCCCAACAATTACTGCTGGTGCTGGGGCAGAGTTTACCTCTATTACATTTGAAGGTGCTACTGCAGATGCATTTGAAACTACACTTACAGTAACTGACCCAACTCAAGATAATACAATTACCCTACCTAATACAACTGGTACTGTTGTAATTGTAGATGCTACACAAACATTAACTAACAAAACTTTAACTAGCCCTACCATCTCAGGTACCCCAGTTATTACTGGTCTATCTAGTGCGGGTATGTCATCATCATCTGCTACTCCAAAGGACTACGTAGATAGCATTCTAGGTTCAGCAACTGCAGCATCTACTTCGGCCACATCAGCCGCAGCCAGTGCTACAGCCGCAGCCACCTCAGCAACTAGTGCAGCAGCCAGCGCAACCGCTGCAGCAACCAGTGCTACCTCTGCCTCTAATAGCGCCACAGCAGCCTCTACAAGCGCCTCTAGTGCCCTTACAAGCCAGACTGCTGCTGCTACCTCAGCGACTTCCGCTGCTGCTTCAGAAACGGCTGCTGCTACCAGTGCTACTTCTGCTGCTGCAAGTGCAACTGCTGCTGCTAACTCAGTAGCCACGATTGCTACCTCTGCTACTAGCGCAGCCAACTCTGCTACTGCTGCAGCCACATCGGCTACATCGGCTGCAAACTCAGCCACATCTTCTGCTACATCAGCAAGTGCTGCTGCAACTAGTGCTACTAGTTCTGCAACATCTGCCTCTGCTGCCGCTACCAGTGCTACCAGTGCTGCTACATCCGCTACATCCGCAGCCACTAGTGCAACTAGTGCTGCTACCTCTGCAAACCTTGCTGAAGATTGGGCAAGTAAAACAGATGGCACAGTAGATGGCGTAGAGTATTCTGCTAAATATTATGCCCAACAATCTAATGCTGCTAATGCGGTTAATAAAACTGACATTAATGCAAAGGGTGATTTATTTGTAGGTAGCGCAAATGATACCTATGTAATTTTACCAGTGGCTTCAACCGCTGGATATGTTTTATCTGTTGATTCAGCAACAGCCTCAGGACTTGTATGGTCTGCTCCAAACCCTGGAGATATTACTGGAGTAACTGCAGGTACTGGTTTATCAGGTGGAGGAACATCTGGTTCAGTAACAGTATCTCTTGACACTACTTCAGTTTATGTAGTTCCAAGTCAGTCTGGTCAATCAGGTAAGTATTTAACTACTGATGGCAGCACAGCATCTTGGGGAACAGTATCAAGTTATTCCGCCCCTACATTGGGAACAACAGTAATTACATCTGGAACTACGGTAACCACCATTACTGGGCTAACAGACGTTATACTTACTGGAGCGGGAAGTATTCAAGACGAACTAACACTCATACTTATGGGTGCTCTATAAATGAAAGGTAGTAACTAATGGCTACAACAACTAAGGCTCTGTTCCGAGGAGCAGCAGCAGTAACAAGCACAACCCTATACACAACACCCTCTGGCACTACAGCAGTAATTACCAACGTAGTTATTTGTAATCCATCTGCCTCTGCTGTTACTGCGTCTTTATTACTTAACGATATAGACATACTTGGCAGCGTAGCGATTGCTGCAAACAGTACTGCCTTCTTTGATTTAAAACAAGTACTACCTCAAAATGAAACAATAAAGGGAAGCGCCTCATCCACTGCGGTTGACTTCCACATTAGCGGAGTGGAGATTAACTAACTATGGGTTATCAAGTATTTCCAGCAGCATCAGGTGCTGCGGATTATGAAAACGTTGGAGTACACGTAGAAGGAAATACCGCACCAGTTGCTGATGCAGTATTGTTTTCTCCAGTTAGGTCAAGATTTACTATAAGTTCGGCACTAACTGCAGGTATTTATCTTGCAGAAACAGATGAGATAACTACTGTAACCGCAAATGTTATTATTAATAACTCAACTTTTAGAGTATTAAATCCATCAATGGGAACTGCTAATACTAGCGGTGTTACCCTTATAACAGTTTCAACAAATCAATCTTCATTCCAAACAGAAGCGCAAATGGGTTGGAATCAAGAATCAAGTGGTCCATTTTCTGGTAGTACAGCAAGAATTAGTTTTACTTATGCGCCAGGAGAAGGTGATACTAGACCATTTGTTGTTGCTGGTGGCCGAGAAGTTACTGCTGCGGAGCAAATTACTTGGTCTACTGATGGTATAAGTTGGACTGAATCCAGACCCGATACTGCTGGTAATGCATCTCAAATAGGTGTAGGAAGAGTTGCTTGGAGTGATGGAACAAATCTTTGGTGGAATGGAACTGTTAACCAATCTCTTGTTTGGTGGTCAACTAATGGTGGCGTAAACTGGACTACTAGAGGAAGCCATCCTTTAAGCAGTATTCAATTTGGTTATTATGACACCGTTTTTGCAAGGCATTATATATGGACAGGTAACGGTGCAGAATCTTATTATCCTTACACTAGTACTAATGGTATAAATTGGACCAGCACTAATAGAATATTTAGTGGCAACCCAGGTTTTATTAAAAGAATTGGTGATAGATTATACATAGGCAATGAACAAGTAGGTGGCGAAGTTGGTGGCACTTCTGGTAATCCTCAAGCATTAGCCTTCACAACAGATGGTACAAACTGGAATAGCGTTACAACTTTTCCAACTAGCACTGGTGGAATTTACGGCCTATGTTATTCAACTGCTGTGGGTAGATATGTTGCAGCAGGTGCTAGAGGTGGTATGTTCCATAGTACTGATGGATTAAATTGGACAACTGGAAATAAAAATACTAACTTAGGTGTAAATGCATTTCAACCAGGTTGGTATTCAGTTAACTACGGTGATGGCTACTTTGTAGCAGCAGGTGCACATAATGCTATAGCATCAGGAGTAATTATATCAACAGATGGTATGAACTGGACTGATATTGGAACAACCTCTGGTGTGCTTACACAAGGTAGTACTTCACATTTCCTATATCAAGGAACTTACAACCCTGCAAAAGCAGGAAAATGGTTGTTTTATCAATTTACACGAAATGGAAATGCTGCTGGTGTAATTGATAACCCAACCAGCAGAGAGTATTTCTTAAAAGCACCGACTCCTACGCCTGTTTGGTATCACAATAATGTTGTTGGTAGAATAAAACAAGGATTTAATTTTATTTTAACAAGATATAAAATGGGTAGAGATATACGATAACTAAGTAAGGGGACAAAATGAATCACGTAAATCTAGTAATACTAACACCTGGTCATTCAATGATGAACTCATATGTAAAGTCATTGCTTGCTACTACTAGAATGTTAGATGAAAAAGGAATCTCTTGGGCATTTTCTAATGACTATTGCTCTCACGTTGCTGATGCTCGAGAGATGACTTTAAGTGGTACCCGTACTAATGATATATTTGAAACAAGACCATTTGGTGGAAATTTAACCTATGATAAAATGTTATGGATAGATTCTGATATAGCATGGGAACCACAAGATGTTTTAAAACTTTACGAATCTGATAAAGATATAGTATCGGGAGCATACATTTTAGGTGATGGCTCAGTTGCCTCCTACCGTAAGATGCTTAGTGGTCCTATGTCTTTTGAAGAGGTAAGTAACTTAACAGAGTTAACAGAAATAGATGGTGCTGGATTTGGATTTATATGTTTTAAGTCTGGTATCTTTGAAAACCTATCTCGCCCCTGGTTTCAATCTGTACCACATCCCTATATAATTGATGGTGTTGAGCATATAATTCCCATTATGGGAGAGGACTTATCTTTGTGTGCTAGGGTAAAAAAGATAGGATATAAAATTTGGTTAGACCCAACAGTTAGGTTGGTCCACCATAAAGTAAATAAATTAACTTGGAACGGAGTAATGCCTTGACAATACAAATATCTGGAAACTATAAATACGAAATCACTGATGACCTGCGTCTTAATGTTTGGAATATTAATGCAGATGAAACTACAGTACCACCATTTTATTTCCAAAACTTTAACCCCGCTGGTGGACTTTGGGAAAGTAAAGAACAAATTGAATCTTACTTTCATGAAAGATTTCCACAGGAAGAGCAATCTTAAACTAATAGGTTAGGGGACAAATGATTAACGGACACACGCCATTTAGATATAACGCAAGTGTATATGGTGGTACAGAGTATATGGCTAGAACCTTTCTTGAACTTATATATCCTAAGTTAAAGAAACTAAATGAATACCTATGCTTGGTATTGCCTGGTGCAATGATACCTCTTAGCCAAATTGTGGACGATAAGCGTAAGGTAATATTATGGGTTCATAATACACCCACACAATTTACTCCAATGCTTTACAATATGCTTAGGAACCCTGTATTTATAGATAAGTTAGAATACATTATTGTTCCAAGTGTTGCTGCTAAAGATATGTATATGCGTGATATACCAGAAATTTATGCAAATAAAATTTATGTTATAAATAATGCAATAGTTTTAAATGAATACAATAAAAATAAATTTAAGACTGTTGATAAAATAAATGCTATACATACCTCTGACCCATCAAGGGGTATGCTTACATTAATTAACTCTATGCCTAAGGTAAAAGGGAATGTAAGGGTTAATATCTTTAATGACTTCAACCCTGATTTAACCCCTGACTTAAAGGTAGATGAAAGAATAAAGTTCTATAACAGAACTCCCAGGGCAATCGTAAAAGAAGCAATGGAAGATTCTCACATATGTGTTTATCCTTCTAACTTTGAAGAAACTTTTTGTTTATCCATAGTAGAGGCTATGAGTGCAGGGGCACTACCCATATACCCCAACATAGGTTCATTGGCTGAAGTAACTAATGGTTTTGGACTTCAGTATGACCTTAATCTAGACCCAGAAAAACACTCTAATATTTTTGCAGAGAAATTTAATGAGGCTATAGACCTAGTTAAGTCTAACAAATGGAATCCCGAAGAACAAATTAAATATGTTAATAATACTTTTTCTTGGGATGCAATAGAAGTTCAATGGAAAAACTTTGAAGAACAACTCTAATATATAACAAGGGGACACAATGATAAGACCAAAAGAAACAGTATCAGTTGCTTGGTGTGATAATGGAATGGTTGATGGCAAGTTTGCCGAGGGTATAGCCTATACTTTACTAACGGGACCACAGCACGGCATAGTAATTAACAATGCAATGCGTGTGCAAGGCAATCAAATAGGCAGACAAAGACAAGTAGCCTTTGATAAATGGGCTGATGAAGTTAAGACAGACTGGATACTATGGGTAGATTCAGATATCTATCTAACTGTAGATGTACTTAAAAAAATCTGGCAAGCAGCAGATAAAGACTTACGCCCAATAGTAAGTGGTGTTTACTTTATCTCAAAAGAAAATGAAGGCTCAGTTATGAGGCCATTCCCTTGTATCTTTAAAAATATATCTGAGTATGAAATTCAATACATACACCCACTACCTCAAAATGAATTAATAGAAGTTGATTCTGCTGGTATGGGATTTGTATTAATGCACAAATCTATTGTGCCAAAACTACGGGCTAAGTATCCTGACCAATCTATGTTTGCAGAAGAAGAGGGTCTAGGCAATAAATTTGTTGGCGAAGATATTGTTTTCTTCCGCAAGGTAAGGTCTGCTGGTATACCAGTACACGCTCATACAGGTGCCTTAGTAAAGCATATGAAACGATTTAGCCTAGATATAGAGTATTACGCACTGTATTGGAATATGGTTGCGATGCAAGAACATGCAGCAAAATTAAAAGAAGAAGCAGAAAAACTAAAACCTAAGGAGTAACGTGGCTGGTCGTGATATAACCGAAGGTCGTGCTGAACGTGCTATTGCAGTTGATATTGGTATCCTATCTTCATCTTCAACATGGCAAAATTCAGGCGACTCATATGATGTAGCCCTAGGTGGACAACCATTCTTCTATGCTATCAGTGATGCACGGCCATACATTAGACAGACTGCGCCATACCGTAAGGAACAGTTTGATAATAACCAAGAGCCAGGTGAGCAATCACTTACAGGCTGGTGGCTAAGAAGCCAATCATCCTTTCATAATGGTACTGGTATTAAGTTTTATGACCCATCTGCTGGTGAAACAGTTGCACATAGGTTTACAGATAGTGACAATGTAGATGTTTGGACTAAGGGACAAGTAACTCTACTTAAAGAGACAGCCAACCTTAGCGGTGTAACTAGCGGTATATATAAATCTTTATCTATTGTAGATGGTTCTACAGATAAACTACTTGGCTGGGTTCCAGCAAGTACAACTATTAAAAACTATACTAGTGCTGGTACTGCGGTTGAGTATACAAATGCAGTTACTGCTGGATTAGATACTGCAATACTTGATATTGCAACTGATGGTTCTCATCTTTTTATAGCAGACAATGACCATATTTACACTGGTCTTATCACCACACCAACCACGGGCTATACGGAATATTATAATACTGGTAGTGAAAAGGTGGTTCTTAACTGGGTTAAACAACGTCTTGTTGCTGGTATTGGTACATCTATTTATGAATTAACCGCTTCTAAAAGTTCAAGTCATACATTACCTACTCCTATATATACCCATCCTAACTCTGGTTGGGAATGGAAATCTATTTCAGAGGGTGGCTCTGCCATCTATGCTGCTGGCTATGCTGGCACTAGCGGTGCTATATATAAATTTGTTTTATCTACTGCTGGTGTTATGCCAACTCTTACCTCAGGTATTATTGCAGCACAACTACCTAGTGGTGAGTATCCACATAAAATTGAATCTTATTTAGGGTATCTATTAATTGGTACTAACAAAGGTGTACGTGTAGCCACAATATCAGACACTAATGGAGACCTATCTTACGGTCCATTAATTATTGAAGCAGCCAATACAGGATTAGACTTTGCATTTAGAGATAGGTTTGTGTGGGTAACTGGTTCTATCAACGGTTATGCTGGGCTATACAGAATTGATTTAGGTAACGAACTTGAGACATTGCGGTTTGCTTACGCCAAAGATACCTACCTAGATGGGGCTACTGGCTACGCTACTACTGTAAATTTTGTAGGTAACTCAAATCAGATAGCATTTACTACATCA